GCGGAGATTCAAACGGCGCTAAGATTACTTGAAGGCTTAGAGGCCGTAACGGTTACAGGCTCGCTTGCAACCTCGCTTGATGTAAAAATGGCAGGGGTTTACGGGGCATCGCCTGCACTTATTACCGTCACCGCAAATTCACTTATGACAAGCGCTCCCGCTGCAATCACTGTCACCGTCACCATTGGCGATGCCGGTGAGGCCTTGGGCGCTGCGATCACTCGCACGGCGGCGCTTGTGCAATACTTTGGCGTAATGGCAACCGCAAGCGCCGATCAAATCGGTGAAACGGACGTTTTACTTGCCGCTGCGGTTTTACAGGCGCTCGTTAAAATCGGCTTTTTTGTATCAGCGGTACAAGCTGAAATCCAAACGGGCGGCATGATTGACCTACTCCGCACGGGCGGGTTTACTCATATGCGCGGGCTATATTATGGTGATGATTCGGACGCAGATATCAACGCAATCCTTTTCATGGCGTGTTACGCGGGCCGCGCATTGTCTGTCAACTTCTCGGGCTCGAACACGACAAGCACCATGAATTTGAAAGATTTGAACGGCGTGCAACCTGACCCTAGTATGACCCAAACGATTTACAATGAGGCCAAGGCCGCGGGCGCCGACATTTACGCAAGTATGCAGGGCGTACCTAAGGTTATTTGCTTCGGGGCCAATAGCTTTTTTGATCAAGTGTACAACCAATTGTGGGCAGTGGGCGCGCTTCAAATCGCGGGCTTTAACTACCTAGCCCAAGCGTCTACAAAAATCCCTCAGACCGAAAGCGGGATGGATGGGCTAAAAGGCGCTTATCGTGTGGTGTGCGAGCAAGCGGTCACCAATCAATACTTGGCGCCCGGTGCGTGGACGAGCCCAAGCGTGTTTGGAGTGCCCGCGGACCTAATCGCAAACATCGCTCAGCGTGGTTACTACATTTATTCGGCACCAATTAGCCAACAATCGCAAACGGACCGCGCGGCCCGTAAGGCGCCGCTTGTGCAAATTGCGTTTAAAGAAGCAGGGGCAGTGCATGAGTCGGACGTGATTGTCGTCATCAACGCCTAATAATTTTAAATAATAAGAGGAGAATAAAAATATGAGTGCAGTCTCTTTATCGGGTTCGGATACTATCAACATCAACAATACAGTACTTGCGGACCTTGCCGACGGGAATTGTGTAGATCTGACTTTTCCTAATGACATAGGCAATGTCAAAACCGGGAAAAACGGCAATAGCATTTACGTTTTCAATGAGTCAGGGAAACAGTGCGAAGTCAAAATCAGGGTTTTGCGTGCAAGCGCCGATGACAAGTTTTTAAATAACTTGCTTGCGCAGCAACAGGCTAATTTTGCGGGCACTGTTTTAATGACGGGCCAATTCATTAAAAAAGTTGGTGACGGCTTGGGCAACATTTCAAGCGATACCTACATTATGGGCGGGGGCATCTTTACTAAAATCCCCGAAGCAAAAACCAATACCGAGGGTGAGACTGAGCAATCAGTAACTATATACACCATTAAATATAGCAATGCGCCGCGCGTCTTGACGTAAGGAGTAAAAGCAAGTGAAAGAAGTAAAGTTACCTAGCGGCGCAATTCTTAAAATAACCCCGAGCCCCTTTGCTGAGGCTCGGGCGTTATATCAAGCGGCACTGCGCGAGTTTAAGGGCATCAATATTGGGTCGGGCGTTGAGCTATCCGTTTTATACAAAGAGCTTTTTTGCACGGGGTTTTCATCCCCTGAGATTGAGGCTAAACTTTGGGAGTGTTTTAAACGGTGTACCTATGACAACGGCAAGGGTGACCTTAAAATTGATGCCGCTACCTTTGAACCTGTAGACGCGCGCGAGGATTATTTGAGCGTTTGCATGGAGGTTGCGAAAGAGAACGTAGGCCCTTTTATGAAAAGCCTCTTGCGCGAGTACAAGAGCGCGCTCGCGATGACCGAAAAAGCCCCCGAGTAGAAATAAAAGAGGATGACCTCTTAGTCTATTTTAAGCTTTGTAAATCGGGATACGCAAGCGGGTTGCAAGAGGCAAAAGAGATGAATGCAAGGGCGGTTTTGCAAGCGCTTGCATACGAGGATTTTTGCAACGATTTTGAAAATGCTTTTTTAGAGATAAACAAATAATAAGGGAGCGGTTGCTTGAATATTGGTGAACTTTTTTTAAACTTGGGCGTAAAAGGCACTGACAAAACAGTCGGCGCCCTAGGCAACGTCAAAAAAGGTTTAGGTGAAACCGCGAGCATGTCTCTTGAGGCTAAGGCGGGGATTCTTGCCGCCATGTACGCGCTTGAGCGTTTGGTTTCAATCTCAGGTGCCGCGGGCACTGGGCTCACCAATTTCAACGCGCTTACCGGCTTATCTATGAAGCAATTGCAACAATGGCAATATGCTGCGAGGCAAGCGGGTGTATCAAATGAGGAATTTACGGGCTCCCTTAAAGCCGTGCAAACCTCAATGACTAACATGCTACTCGGTAAAGGCGCACCCGAGGGCTTGGCTATGCTTGCAAACAAGGTGGGCTTTGACCCAAAACGCGCAAGAGATACCTTTTACGTTTTGGAGCAATTGCAAAAATTTGCAAAGACGGTACCTAACGATATCGGCAATTCAGTCATGAAATCCTTTGGTGTAAGTGACGGGACAATCGCGGCGATGCGAAGGCAAGCTTTCAGGCCCGAGGTCATGAGCAAGGCGCCGATGTACAACGATCAAGAAATAGGCTCGCTTGACCGCGCAAACATCGCATGGTCAAACCTTGGCAATAAAATTGAAATGGCTATCGGGCATTTCAATGCCATGCATGGTGAATCGCTTGTAAAAGATTTTACTATGCTCACTAATAGCGCAATTAAATTTACCGAGGCGCTTGTCACGCTTGCCGATAAGCTTAAAATTTTCACCATAGTGAGCACCGTGATTGACGGGCTTGCGGGCTCAATGTCGGACGTGACGGGATGGATGGAAGGTAAGCGCTCGTTTTGGGGTGAGGAGTTAGATGAGAAGGGCAAGGTAAAAGGCGAGCGCTCGCTTACTGGAAAAACGCTCGGCAACGCTACTGACTTTTTTTCTGCTATTGGAAAAAACAAAGCGGGTCCGGGCTTAAGTGAGTCGCCCTATGGAAAGATGGGCGTAGGCACGGGCGCAATCAAACCCGCTTGGGCCGGTGGGTTTAGTAAATCCGTTACGCCTGCTATGAAGGCCACGGCCCCCGATAAAGGGAGCGCACCCGTCACCGTAAATCAAAACCTCAATTTCAAGCATGAAGGTAAGGACGCTAAAAAGGTCGGCACCTCGGTCAAAAAAGCCAATCAAGAGGCCTACCGCCAATTCAATCAAGGGAGGGTGAACTAATGGATTTGTCAGGCCTATCATCCTTAACGACCGCTGCGACCTCACTATCTAATTTAATTTTGGTGACACCAAATGTAAACCTAGGTTACCAACCGCAAAACGCTGAGGGCTCCGAAGCGGCGCAACCCCCTTCAATTCTTTTCCACTATGAGGGTGAGCAATCGGTTGCGCTTGAGAGTGACATTACCGATCACTACATTGAGGATAACACCGCAATTCAAGACCAGTGGACGCTAAAACCTGAGACAGTAAACACGCACGGCTTTATTGGTGAGCTAAACAACGTGCCGCCTAAGGCGCTTGCAATCCTTCAAAAAGCCGCAAATAGGCTCACCACTATATCGGCCTACGTGCCCTCTCTTAGCGCAACGGCGCTTATTGCGTACAATCAAGCATTCTTTTTATATCAGGTAGGGGCTAACGCCGCAAATTCAGCGGTAAGCGCATGGTCATCTATTTCAAATTCAGGCCAATCTCAACAAACAAAGCAGCAACAGGCATTCCAACAATTTTACGGCTATTGGCAATCCCGCACGCTTTTCACCGTGCAAACGCCTTGGGCAATATTTCAAAACATGGCAATTAAAAGCCTGCGCGCGATTCAAGACGCCGAGACTAATGTTATCTCGGATTTTGAAGTCTCATTCAAACGGATGCGATTTGCCACAACGGAATCCTCAATACCGATTTCACTCCAAGGCCGCGCGGCCTCGCAGTCGCAGGGCTTAGTTGATTTCGGCACCACAACGCCCACAAATGATATTGGTGTACTTGACGGTATATCTTCAATGGGGATTGCATAAAATGTTACGCATTCAACAAATAACAAACGATGCAAGTCAGCAGCAAAGCTTGGTACTGCCCGACGGCTCCGCAGTGCTTTTACAAATCAATTTTAAGCCGCTGCAAATCGGTTGGTTTATAACCAAGCTTGTCTATGGTGACTTTGAGCTTTACGGCGTGCGCATCACCAATAGCCCAAACATTCTTTATCAATTTAAAAACCAAATCCCATTTGGCCTTGCTTGCTTTTCAACGGCAAATCGCGAGCCCTCGCAGCAAGACGATTTTTCAAGTGAGGCATCCAAGCTCTACATTTTAACGGAGGCCGAGGTGCAAGCCTACTCGGATTACATTACAAATGGCTAAGTTTGGGCGTAAATACGTTTTAAGTGTAGGCACGCAAAACGGCGGCACTATTACAATCAAGCCCCCATTTACTTTGCAGTTTGATATCACCCGCAACGTGCTCACAAGCGCAAACGTGGCGTCAATTCGCGTTTACAATTTGAATGCAAACAACAGATTTCAAATAAGAAAAAACGTCAATGACTATGGGTCGCTAAGGCTCATCAAACTCCAAGCGGGTTACGGCTCAAACCTGCCCACCATTTTTGAGGGTAATATTTCGCAAGCTTGGAGCGTGCGCGAGGGCACCGATTTCATTACTCAGATAGAATCATTTGACGGCGGATTTGCATTTGCAAACAACATGAGCGACATAAGCCCGCCTGCGGGCATAACAAAGCAAGCGGTGATAAACGAGCTTGTGCAAAACTTGGCGGGCTCAGGCGTTGCATTAGGCGCGGTCGGTGCGGTTGAGGGTAGCTTATCGCGCGCCAATGCGTACTCGGGCAATACGACCTCAATTTTAGGTGAGCTAACGGGTGGGCGATTCTACATTGACAACGGAAAAGCTTACGTCCTAGGTGACGATGAATATATCTCAGGCCCGGTTACGCTCATCAACGCCGCAAGCGGGTTGCTTGGCACCCCTGTTGCCGAGCAAACAATCATAAATTTTGACATGCTTTTCGAGCCAAAACTTATCATTGGCCAATTGGTGACGCTTGAGTCGCAAACCGAAAAGATTTTCAACGGTAGTTACAAAGTGATTTCACTAAAACACCGAGGCATGATTAGCGAGGCAGTGTGCGGTGACGCCGTAACAAGCGTTGGGCTCCTTCAACCGCTCGGCACTCAACAATTAAAGCAGGTGGG